GGTAGCCCTGTATCTTGAGGGATGGCAAAAGACTATAGAAGCTAAGGGGTCTATGGCCTTTATCGTAGCTAAGAAAGATAAGAGTGGTAAGCCGATGGGGGTCTACTTCGGTAGGAACTATGGTAATCCATTGAAAATCAAGGAAACAGCCTTCAGCCTAACACTTGCCTCAGAGGGCAAAGGTGAGGACGTAGAGCCTCATAAGATGCACTTCTATGACTACCGGACGCATAAAATAACCTCAGAGGCTTGTACTTTCCCCACAGGAGGGACTTACGAATACTCCACCAATTACTACGGTGGTATGGGGTTTGGTTTCCAGTCTAGGGAGGAGTGGGAGAGTGATAACGAGTTCTCCGGCTTAAAGGGTGCCAGAAGTGATAGGGATGTAGAGAAAATCTTACGCAAGTGGGACATGCACAGGATAGAGAGTAATAGGGTTAGGAGAATTAAAGAGCAGCTACTCTATGATAACTATGAGAATCCCTTTGATGCCGTTGTGTCTGGAGAGTACGAGATTGAACAGCTTAAAAAGCGTGAGGGTGTGTTGGAAAATCTGACGCACAGCGGGTTAATCATGGACGATGATGTGGATGAATTAATGTCTATTCCCGACAAGATATACTATATAGGGCTGGCAATACAGGAGCTAGAAAGAGAGGCTTCTGTTCAACGCGAACAGGAGTTTTTTCACATCCCCAACGTATCGGTTAACGAGTCGGGGAAAGCTAGAGCGATTACCCCAATCCATTAATAAGATATTGAAGGAGAGATACAGTGAAAATCAAGAGCTTCAGGGAACTAGAGACGTACATTTACACCTCGATAATTCTTCCTCTAAAGGACTTGAATCTACCGGCGTTAAACTACTCCTCCCCCCTTCTAACGGATGAGGGGGATAGATGGGAGTTTTTCCTGCAAAAGACCCCGGTGAGAGGAGAGTTCAGGAGGAACTATCAAAGAAGTCTGGCACAGCAGAACAGGAATTGGCAGATAGTCCTAAAGGCAGGAGAGGGGTCTTATCCTGTGATAGTAGGTGAATATAATTTAAGAAGTCACTGGGTAAAGCTGTGGCAGGAGCCATTCAAGAGGTCGGGAGCTATGCCGGTATTCGGTAAACTATATGAGGCACTTGATACAAACACTCCGTTCACTAAGGTTCTGGTTGAAAGTGACGAGCCACCAGAGTATGAGGCCAGAGACAGTAACTTCCCCATACCACAGTTAAGTAGAGACCAAGAACTAGAAACAAGAGATGTGCCATTTTAGAAAGGAGGCAATATGACTAGAGGAGACTGGGGAGACAGTAATACTGCCCTACGCCATCTGCTAAAAGACCTGGGATTTACTAGGGATAGGCTGGCGGATAACCTGTTCCAATATAAGTTTGGTGCCTTTTATGACGCTAGGCACAACCGGGGATGGGTTATCTATAATGGCGTATCAGATAACGTGATTGCTGTGGTGAGAAAGAGAGATAACGAGTTGATAATCAGATACCGCCCTAATTCTAAATACGCCCATATTTTCAAGGGTAGAATTGAAGGTTGGGGACAGTACAGAATATCAAGGATTCCATCAGGTAGTCTGGGACGATACAGGGATTCTGCGAGAATAATATTAAGAAGTCAGGTTCTTAGGAATATCGAGGAGTTCAAGCACCTAGAAGCTGTTATGTTAAATTCGCAGAATTTGGATTACTTACAAATGGTTGACCATATCCGAGATAATTTTACTAGAGAGGGGTCGTTGGGGTACCTTTCAAATAGCTACTGGGGTTATTCAACACAAGTAGCTCAAGAACGGGAGGAGCCTTATGTTTAGACGCAAGAAACAGTCAGCATCATTGGGACAAGTCCTAGAGGCTATTGTGGTGCTGTTAGAGAAGAAGAAGTTAATCAGGAAGTCTGAGATACAGAATCAGATACTCGAAAATTCCGGCCATATTAAAACGGTCAATGTCGGGGGTATAGAATATAAGATAGATAAGGAGGATTTAGATGAGTAAATGTTGCGTTTTAACTGACGAAGAAAAACAAGCGTGCATAGATTTAATCGGCTGGCCTAAGGACTGGGGTTTAGAATGAATACCCCACAAGAGCCTTCACTAAATAAGATAAGGAGTAAATGATGTCAGATAAACGATATACTGAACTTAAGAAGGAGAGGCGATTGGGCGTTGTCCCTGTTGCTATTGAAGTTATGGCACAGCACCTAATTACCCCTAAACACGGAGTTAAAGTTTTAGGGTTGCCGATAGATGCTTTGTTTATCACTGCATTTTATTCGCCAGAGAGTTATGGGCTTAACTTTGTCTATGGTCACGAAAGTTTTGAAAAAGTCCCCGAAGGTCAAAATCTACCCCTACTAGATGTTAGTTACGAAGAATATACAGCTATTTCAAGCGCCCCCAAAAAGGCTAAGCTATGACAGAGCCTTCACTAAATAAGATAAGGAGTAAATGATGGACAATGATATTGGTACTGGGATAGTCAGTATCCCTATTGCGGTAGCCTACGCCACTGGTCAGTTAAGGTATGAGCAGGCTAAGGCCTTAAACTCAGCCTTGATGGTTACAGAGGCACCAGATAACTTCGCTGAATTGTGTATGGTGGTTAAGAAAACCCTGGAACGGATTAATGAGAAGCTCGTTCCACCTCAAGGTTCTTAGACCGCTTGTACCATTCCGAGCTGGTTACTACCTCACGAAACTGCGAAAAGCCTCTCACAGGGCTTGTACGTGGCTCTGAGGGCATATTCTCAGGGGGGTCTGTAAAGCCTAGTATGTCAGAGGACTTTATCTTAGTTCCTTTAAGGTTTATGGTGAAGTCCTTCTTCTGCCGGATTAATTGGGTGAGCTTTTCCTCATGTTCCTCAGAGATAGGAAACTCCTCGCCTGATAGAAGCTTTAGGATTCTCACAAGACCGCCATTAGTTGAGGAAGGTTATAGCCGACCACTACTTTCGGAGCTTCTCCGTCCTTCTCAATGATAGTCTGGGGAACGGTCGTGGCTCCTGAGAGCCTTTCAAGGGTCTTCATTCCCTCAATGTCATCATCTAAGTTGACAGAAGTGTATTTTATGTTCTTATAATCTAAGAACCGCTTGAGTTGTCCACAGAAGCCACAGGTACTTGTGGAAAACACTGTTACCTTAGTCATCTTTACTCCTAGTTCTATTAAGTTATTTAGTTCTATTAATTTTTTTGTTTTTTTACCCTTGCCTAACCTAGAGCTTAGTGGTGGGTTGGAGGGTTGTGGGGTGAGAGCTGTAAAATTAAGGAACAGAACATATTTAAGGAACTAGAAACTAGGCCTTGTGGGAGGCTTCTCTGTTGATGAAGGTTCGCTATAGTCAAACCTTGTTTCTAGCCCTTGCCGTAACCTGTCGCCTGAGCGTTCGGTTTTGGAGGAAGCCCACATTAACGCATTGGACTTTTAAGGGTTTACGAATACGGTAAAGTATTACTAAGAGTATAGCAAACTTTTAATAAAAAGTCAAGTACTAGAAAAGCCACCCTTGCGAGTGGCTAGTCTAGGAATACCGTATTAAGTTCAAGTACATAATAGCACAGTAGAGGAGATTTGTCAAGTGAAAATAATTAGAATTATAGTAGAGTGGGTAATAGTCATTATCCTAGCCTTAGTTATATCGGCGGTAGTGCTTGATATTGCCGGAATAGCCCTGTTCTATTTTTGGATTAGGGGATTCGTAGCAGTATTCTTGATAGCTATAGGGGCTGTCGGATATATGTTGTGGAAATTGAGATAATGTATTGACAAGACCGTAACCATACTGTATAATGGACTAGTGAGTTACACGAATAGACAGTATAAGGCAATCGGAATGTGGGCAGAGAGAAATAACGCAATTCCACAGTTATCAACTCCGTCTATCATCAACTTCAAGGATAGGACTACTGGGAAAATATCCTCAGTTCACCTTTCGACACTGATGACACAGTTTGAGAACGCTCGCAAAGAAACTGAGCGAGAAAAGGCCAGAGAAAGACGGAATCGCAGATGAGCGATTGGGATATCAGGGAAATTTATAGTAAGAAGTTCGGTAAAGACTTCACCAAGGAGTTTGACCGGCATAAAACACGTGGTACCAGAAGCCCAGAAAAGGCTAAAATACCCGACCCAGATATAGAGCTGATTAACTTCCTTAATAAATTCCAGAGGGACAGTTGGAACGCAATAGGTAGGAAGGGACAGATTCTCGACCCAAGACCCTACGTAGAAAAACTTAAAGAGATTTTTAGAAAGGAACAATATGCCAACACAACAAAATTACACATTCACACCGGAAGCGGTATGGCAGATGGGCCTAGCAACGGCAGTAAGTACGGGAGCAACCATACAAACAGGAACAACCATGCCACTAGGAGCGACCGTGGTGCAAGAAAAACCTAATATCCCAGAAGGGGCAAAGCTTATAAACCTTTACGGTGGAAAAGTTCGCCTAATATTCAGGCCGGATGTAGCTCAAGGGAGGTATAAAGTTACCGACCATGAGTTAGGGCTTGTGGATAAAGTAGTCCGAGGGGTTACTTCGGCAATCGGAGATGTTTTAGACAAGCCTAGTCTTAGAACCTGGGCTCTTAATATGTCCAATATGGCTATATTCGGGGCAAAGTTCGACAGTAAAACTAAAGAGTATGACCACGACTGGTCTAAGGCTCTGATAAAACCCGGAGTAGAGTATGATGACGAGACCCTACATGAGATTATGATGGAGGGTAGCCGTCAGTCAACGCTTAAGAGCGATAAAGGCAAGGACGTTGGTACTTTAGCCCACAATGCCATTGAGCAGTGGCTAAGGGACGAGGAAATTACCTTCCCCGAAGACGCACAGGATGAGAACCTAGACATGGCCTGTAAATCACTAGAAGCTTTCCAGAAGTGGTTTGCCGGTCTAGAAGACCCAGAAATCATAGATATTGAAAGAACTGTATACTCCCGGCAGATGAGATATGCCGGTACGTTTGACCTGCTGATAAAGCTCGGGAGAGGCGTTAACCGAAAGACCTATCTATTCGACATAAAGACTACCAACGCCAGTAGCTCAGCCCCGATGGGAATTTATCCAGAGATGTTTCTACAGTTAGGGGCGTACGCTTACGCCTACAAAGAGGAGACGGGGAACCAGATTTACGATATGGGGATAATCCGTGTCGGAAAAGATGGTAGGCTGAACGTAGCTACTGCCAAAGACTTAGGACTAGAGAATGATGATTGCCAAAGAGCGTTCGCTTTCGCAATCCGACTGAATGACTGGCTAGGCCATGTCAAGCCGATGTTATCGGACGCTAGAATGTCAAGTATTTTAAATCCAGCTCAGAGTAAGGTCGATTCCGAGCAAGCAAGTAAGTAAGAGGAGGTAAGATGTTTGAGAAAATACGTAGTAGGACAAAGCCAGTCGAACAGGCAATGGACTACGAAGTAGAAAGATTCTTAGACCCCAAGCGAACCTACATGCACAAAGCCGAAAGATACACCATTTTCAAGGCATACCTGTCAGAGAGACAGGATGAGGAAATAAACCTTACGGAGATTGCCGATGATATGAAGATATCAACAGCCCAGGCAAGTAGGATTATAGCTGACCTTATTGCCAATAAGGAAGTTATCCGCCATGGGGGAAAGAACCACTACTCATACACAGTGACCACACCAGAAGTGCGTACAAGGGCTCCCAGACAAAGAAAGTCTGAGGTTAAAGAGAAAGTGTTAAATTATCTCACCCGTAACCAGGAGAAGTTCATAACTCAAGAGGAAGTCGCACGAGGTTCAGGTGTTACTCAACCGCAAGTGAGTAGAGCTCTAAGAGACCTTGTGAAAGAGGGGATTATCGTAAAGTCCGAACCAGCACATTTAGGCACCCGCTATCAGGTAAATGACAGTCCAAATGCTCATTTACAGACAGATGAGGAAAGCCGTGTCTCAAATAGTGAGGAACAGCAGAGGCTTAATCAGGAACTCTATCAGGCCATAAACAGCCTTGTTTGGCAATTCATACGCCAGACTAGAAGCACTGATGTACTAGCCTTCTTGACGTGGTTGGAGATGGGAATGTCCCCAAAGGAGTAGCTATGCAATATACCATCAAAAATGTCAATCGTAGAGGAGAGTGGCGGTCAAGATACGCTACTTCTCCAGAGAACGACATGGTGGATTGGGCTATAGCTCTTGATGGAGAACAGGGTTGGATAAAACTGACCCAGAAGATAACCACCCCACAGCCCACAGTAGGTCAAACCATCGAGGGAAGGATTGAGAATAAAACCTCATCCAACGGAGAATCATACAGGGCTTTCAAGAAAGAAAACCCCAATATGTCGGGTGCCAGAAGTGGCTCAGGAGACTTAACAAGGCTAGAGCAACGACTAGAATATGCAATAGAGATTCTAGAGCAATTAGCCGGTATTAAGCCGAGTAATGACGTAGGCCAGGCAGATGAATTTTCTGACCCGTTCCCAGACCTATAGGAGATAATATGAGCGTAGATAGTTTGGTCAAAGAAATACTTACCGTCGTTAGAACACTTAGCGAGACAGAACTCAGTAACCTGTCGGGGGATACTTTGTCTCGCCTAGCCGTGAAGTTAGCTTCCTACAAGGCTAGTTTAGGTGAGCACGTGGCTGAGGCTCGTAATAGAGTCTGGGAAGCCGAAGCCAGCTATGACTTGGTTCGGGCTGAGTCGTACTCCCAATTACGTGATGACGGCAAAGGTTCTACAGACGCTTCAGAGTTGAAACGCATAGACGCACACGACGCTTTCGTGGCCTTAAATGAGGCAAAATATAACTATGAGCGTATATCAACTCTGCATAGCGACTGCCACGATTTGATAGATGGTATCAAGTCTAGGCTCATCCATCTTCAGAGTGAAAGGAGAGAATCTAGTGTCTACTAAGACAAGAGGTTTTGCCTCCTTCCCCAAAGAGAAGCACCTAGAGGCATCTAGTCGTGGTGGTAAGGTAAAAGTTCCTAAAGGAACTGCTACATTACCACCGGAGGAGAGAATAAAACGTGCTAGTGCCGCAGGTACAGCTCGTTGGGTAAAAGCAAGGATTGATAGAAGTAGGGGGGCGACCATTAACCCGAAAGGGGATGGACGGTCTTGAGTTAACGGTAAGGAATCAGTCCGGCAAGAGCACCAATGCCTTAGCCAGGACGATGACACTCCTTGCAGGCCGAAGGCTACCCCCTACTTCTATCACCAATAAGAAAGGAAGACTATGGGAAAAACATTACGTCAAAGAGTTAGAGCACTCACCAGGAGTGATGATGACAAGGCTTTAATTAGCGAAGGATTCACCTATCCCAGTGGTGCTTTGACTAAAGAGGGACGGAAGGTCGTTTTAGACCACCTGTTTCATAATGACCCAGAGCTGAAGGAACACGTTGTAGGTGTTGCTAAACAGCTCCGGGAAGCTAAAAAACAAAAAGATAAGTAAATAAAGGGTTGCACGTATTGAAACAAAGTGTGCCGAAGAAGTACGGGAAAAAGACCGCCGAGTGGCGGAAAGTACGGGCAAGTTGGGTGGCTAACAACCCCCCGACTCACGAGGGTCAATACGTGTGCGGTCTATGTGGTAGGGCGGTGAGCATAGGCGATATGGAGTTAGACCATATTAACCCCAGGAGTGGAAACCCAGAGTCGTTTGCTGATTCCACAAACCTGCAACCAACACATTTTTCCTGCAACAGAATTAAGGGTAGTCGAAGGGTGCAATCTAAGATAACCCCGAGTGAGTATGAAGTAAGGAAAAAACTAGGACTATGAATATTAGAACCATTATATGATTCTGGAGATAACGCCGCAGAGAAAGCCACGAATTACCTATCGAGGGAAGTGGTCTAAACAGGCACAAGCGTATTATGAGTACGCCAACGCACTTAGGGAAGCCTCTCGGGGCTATGTAGTTCCCGATAAACTGTTTGTTCGGTTTTATCTCCCAATGCCTAACTCTTGGTCGAAGAAGAAACGAGTCTCGGAAACGGGTAGGCCTCACAAACAGCGACCAGACATAGATAATCTAGTCAAAGCATTTTTAGACGCTCTCTGCTCAGACGATAAGTACGTTTACGCTGTTAGGGCTGAAAAGTACTGGTCTGAGCAAGGGCGGATAGAGGTCGAGGAGTATTGACGGACGGGAAGCCATTTGATACTCTAATTAAGTTAAACAAGGAAATGCCATATTAAACGTAGAACTTGGGTAGCTCTCGCTCTTAGGAACGACAGTAAAACCATAGGTAAGTTTCTTAAAAAGAAAAGCCTAAAAATCAAGTCCGGTTTGAAAAAGACATTTAACAAGAAGCGGAACCAACGTAGAGCAATATATGCTGGGCTTTCCGCCCTAGTAGCAGTTATGTTCTTCGGATGGGTGATAACAGCTCAGTCACAGACAGAACACGCCCAGCTACTTCAAAAGACAATTCACGTTAAACAGGTTCAACTTAAAAAAGTTGACAAAGAAAAAGTCCAAACTCAGCAACAGCTTCAACAGCAAGTTCAACATGAGTCAGAACTGCAGAAGCAGATAGATGACCTTAACAAACAGCTACAGGCTAAAAAAGAAGCCCAGACACTAGCAGAACAGACCCAAGTGGTAGTTCCAGCACCTATTCCTCAGATAAGCCAGACCTCACTAGGATACCAGCCTAGCTCTGGAGGATGTCAAACGTACTGGTCGGGTGACTATTATCTGGATAATATAATCCGCTTTGAGAGTGGTGGTAATAGCTGTGCGACTAACCCAGGTGGTTGTTTTGGACTTCTGCAAGCTTGTCCTGGCGACCCATTAAAATTCGCCTGTGGCGGAGACCCAACCTGTCAGATAGCTTGGTTCCAAGCTAATAAGACTGATGGACGTAGTTGGGCCCAGGTTTGGCAACACGAACTAGCCTACGGCTGGTGGTAAATTTAAGGGGGAGACATGGCAAGGAAGCTTTTCTACGACCTAGAGACGAGCCCATTAATCACGTATGCGTGGGGTATATATGATGTAAATGCCATTAAGGTAATCAAGGATTCCCAGATACTATGCTTTGCATACAAGTGGGATGGCGATAGGGGTGTCAAGGTCGTGGGACAAGACGACTTCGAAAGCTATAAGCCCGGGGAAAATGATGACAAGAATGTAGTAGGGGCTTTATGGGACTTATTCAATGAAGCCGATATTGTCATAGCCCATAACGGGAACTCATTCGACCAGAAGCTATCGCAAGCCAGAATGATGGTACATGGACTACCACCTCCAGAGCCATACGCTCAGATAGACACCAGGCTCGTAGCCAGAAAATATGCTAGATTCACGTCTAACAAACTAGACGACTTAGGAAAGAGTCTAGAGTTGGGACAGAAGCTAGAATCGGGCGGGTTCAAGGTCTGGGAGGGGTGCCTGGCAGGTGACAGCTCTGCTTGGGCAAAGATGAAACGCTACAATAAACAGGACGTTGTTCTGTTGGAGCAACTATATAAGAGGTTATTACCCTGGATTGGCAATCATCCGGCACTTAATGTTCTGGATGGTAAACCTGACTCCTGTAGAAATTGCGGGGCAACTACCTTATACGCCGGTACGAAATACCGAGCTACCAACACCAACCTATATCAGTACTTCAGGTGCGTGGAATGCGGTGCTACGCATAAGTCACGAATCCCCGAGTACGGGGTAGAAAAACCGGATTACGTATGAAGAGAGGGTATAAGTTTCAGATAAGTGAATGTCCTGAGTGCCACCGAAGGATGCCCAGAAACTTTGTTAAACGGCATCTAGTCTCATACCATGGATTCCAGTATACTCAAACTAGCCCAGACTTTCCGGTAAGGAGAAAAGATGAATCTTGATTTAACAACCTTCATAATCCCATCCATAAGGAGGGATACGCTCAAAAGAGCAATCAATTCTATTAAGGACGCCCAGTACCTTGTAGGATATGATGACCTACCCAGAGTCGGAGAATCGGAAACCCGTAACCGGCTCATTAATTGGGTTACTACTCCCTGGGTATCATTCTTAGATGACGATGATACCGTGACGGAAGACTATGTAAAACGGCTACAGGAGGAAATAAAAGCTCACCCCGAGGCCGACATAATCCACTTTAGGCAGTATTGGCTAAGAGGCACTATTATTCCGGCGTGGCCGACAGTTGAGTGGGGGAATATCGGGATAGCCTACTCTGTCAAAACAGAGGTAGCCAAACAGTTCCCATTCAAATCTGTCAGGAACGAGGACTGGATACAAGTTAAAGAAATGGTAGAAGCCGGTAAGAAGATACACTTCTCGCCGTATATTACCTACCACGTGAGGCACTAATGGGTAAGCGAATAATTCTAGGGTTTCACATAAGCCCTTTCGTCGGACAGAAGTTCCACAGAGTGAGGATGAGTAAGCCATGTTTCAGCCATACAGAGTTTTTTGCCAAGCCTGAATCAATCGGAGGCCAGAAGATACGCCCAGACCTTGACAGAATTGAGAAAAGATGTCTTAAATGCGGAGAGGTTCTAAAGGTACCGTAGATGTACTGGACTGAACTATACATTAATAGTTTTTATATGGAGGAACCTAGAGAAGATGAGTTCGAGATTATCGCACCGACAAAAACAGAAAATGGCTCGCAAGATGAGGACAGCGGCGGAGAGAAAGTCCGTAAAAACCAAGTACCAGAAATTCTATACCCCAATCTTCGAGACAGACGCCTGGGAAGACAGGCACATAAAACGCCAGGAGAAGGAAATCACTCGGCGGACGGAAGCCTTAGAAAGGAGACGTAATGACTGAGGAGCACAATAGGCACCTAGAGAGCATCCAGGAAAAGGTTGTTCTACGGATGGCTAAGAAATACGTTAACGGGGTAAGGGAGCATGGTGGGAACCTGTGGGAGAAAGAGGGACTAATAGACATGGCAATAGATGAAGCCATAGACCAGTTGGTCTATCTCTATACCCTAAAAGACCAAATTGAAGTAAAATAGATATGGGGAAGAATAGATTTGACCGTCTGTTTTTAACACAGAGGCACGGGGCTTAACTGCCCCCTTCTCCACCATTACTATGACTTGCGATAACTGCGGACAACTGATGTTGCCAGAACACGCTCATTTTAAATGCCCTGAGTGCGGCTATAAAACTAAATGCTGTGAGGGAGAACTGTGTGATTAAGAATAATCCAGACCAACTTCAAATGGAGACTCACCCTAATTTGCCCTCAGACGTACGTACGGGTACCTTAGAGACGTTTTCACCCGAAAGGAGTGTGGTAGACCAGATGGTCATTGATGGTATAGCACAGGCCATCTCAGAGCTTAGAATCGAGCAAGCCTTCGGCGAGGGATTAATTAAATCATACCTAGCCAACAGAAAAACCCTCCAGACCTAAACCGGAGGGTTTTTCTCTCGTAAGCGTAGGAGGCAAACGAGTAGGGTGTCCAGGGAGACTAAACTATAGTATCAGATTCAGTAGGTTCTGTCAAATCCGCCACCCAGAAAGATGACTCCACCGACGATTAGGCCGATAAGGTCAGCCAACCATTGGGCTAGGACTAAGCCTACGACCCAAGCGACCACTACCCCAACTACGATAGCGATTAAAAGTCTTAGTAAAATACCCACTAGCGACTACCTGTCTTTCCTATAGTGGTTGTTCCCTGGTTTATCTTTTGGGCTACGGTTACAATACCAGAGGCACCTAAACCTGCCACAATACCACTCCAGGCGTCGCCTACTCCAGGCGCACCCAGAATACCGGCCACGAAGCCGATTAAGCCAGCTACGACAATCGTGATAGCTCCATACCAGTCAGTTACGTGTACACGCCTCAGAAACTCTGTTGCGGCCACAACCGATGTAACTATAAAAACATTATCCATTATTTTCCTCCTATGAAGATTTTAGCACTTTATTTAGTGGTACGCAACCCTCTCCATCCTGACTGAGGAGTGTCTGTAGGTCATCAAAGGAGATGTAGCACTCCCCATTCTTACCCCAGTCCTTTCCCCAGGAGTTATGAAGTCGGACAAGCTTCTTTTTAATATTAACCCCGTTAGCTAGGATACAATGACCACCAGCTAAAGACCCGGTAGCCGTGATGATACCAGTCTTGGGGTCTGGATTAAACATATCTTCATACCAATCTATGCCCAGAACAACCGGGGACACATGTCCGAGTGTTAATATAAGGTCATCAAAGCTGAACGACCAGCGGTACTCTTTGATGTAGCTGTCAGAGAGAGTGGTCTTGGCTCCAGCTAACACCGAAGTGCCGTCATAATCTTCTCCGGGCCACTCATCAACCTTTTTGGCATCGTTATAAAGCTTCTGAGCAAAGGAATTAGTGATATTAGGCTCTTCCTTAGGGCGGCCGGCTAGAAAATGAGACCACCCAAACCCCACGCAAGCACCTTCCGAACCCTGGTCTAGCCAGGCATTTGTACGCCAGGAGTACGAACGTGGGGTTTTAGATGGAAGGACGGCACGTATGGGAAACTGGCGTGACCTCTCATCAAACGAGACTTTTCGGTCAAGCCGAGGTCTTAACTGTGAATCCATACACCCACAGCAGCTACTATAGCCGCTATTGCGGCAATCAAAGTTGCTACTAAGTGTTTCCAATCTAATCCGGGAGTTGGGGTTGGCTGTGGCTCAGGCTTAGGTTCTGGTGTAGGGATTGGTTCAGGGGTAGGCTCCGGAGTAGGCTGAGGCTCTGGTGCCGGGGTTGGTTCGGGTGTGGGGACTGGGGTTGGAGTTGGAGCAGGGGCGGGAGCTGGTGAATGCCAGCCATATTTATTCCAAGTATCAATATCAAAGTACCAGGCATCCCTGTCCACGTGCCCGGAAACACCGGGGACTGAACCTACATCCGTGTACTGGTGCATTATATAAACTCCTGAAACTGGCAAATCCTGTTCTGGGTCTTGGCCCCACCAAGCAATCCAGAAACCACAGTTCTTCGCAACTCTCGTCCAGTCATAAGCGTTGCGGGTGGCTCCATTCATATAAACTATAGGCCAAACTCCTGTTAAGTCGTGGACTCTGCGAGTGAAGGCGTCACACCATCCTACTGGGTCGGCGTGTTGGACTTCCCAGTCTAGGACGAATACATCATTCTCGGCGAACGGTTTCATACCAGCTACGAAATAATTAGCTTCATCAATCGCATTGCCCCCTCCGGCAAAGTGATAACCACCTACTGCCAGTCCGGCGTTTTTGGCACCATAGTAATTAGCCGAAGCCTGTGAATCGTAATAAAGTCCGCTGTCGCCACCGGAAATCTTCACCACAGCTCCAACTATGCCAGCACTTTTAACCGCTTGCCAATTTATAATTCCCTGCCACTGTGAAACATCAATAAATTCTAAGTGTGCCATTTACTATAGTGTATCAGTTCCAGACTCTTTGTCAATCTTGACCTCTGCCCTGGAGGCTTGCCAGCTACTAATTAGAATCTTATCTTTCACTGTCTATTCTGGCCTTATTCTCAGCCTTGGTGTAGTCTCTGGCTTTCTGTCTATCCTGCTTAAGCTGTACGTCATGTTGTGATAGCCTATCTTTAAGTTCCTCCACCTGCCTTTCCAAGTAATCAATGTGGGTCTTGCATCTCCTCACCTCGTTTCTAGCAGAAATTACCTCATTACGATAAAACTCCAACTGTTCATCGAATATCTTTTGGTCCTTTTCTCTCTGCTTCTGCAAAACGCTTATTGCCTCTATTAGACTGCCGTCGCCTTTTATTCTGGTATTTTTAAGGATATCTCGAACTGGTTTATTCTGCCGATTTATGTAGGCTACAAATACCGAGAATATCCCAGTTATTATAACACCTAAAATGGGTACCCATATCCTAGCGTCCATTTTCTATCGCCTTCTTTATTATCGGTAGGGCTCCCCAACCGGGGTCGGTTGATACTAGCCACTGGTTCCAGACCCAATATCCCCAGAGAATCATCACAGCGGATGTTCTTGTTTCACCCGTAATTACTGTTAGTATGAGTACCACGAACCAGAAGAAAGAGTATAACAGGGACATCCTTAGAAACCATCTGGTTAGGGGAAAACCTTCTCTGCCCCTATGTATTCCATACATTATTCCCAGGCCAAGGATAAGAAAAATCGACCCCCACACGTCAAAAGATATAAACTCCCCTAACAGGCTGGACTGCGCTGTGCTAGTTGACAAACCACCGGGAAGATGGTCTGATAGAAGTAGAGAAAGCCCCAGTAAAATATTGACAGTGCCTTTAAGCCTAACCCGGGCGTTAAGGTAGGGGTGTAGTTGTTTTAAATTCACTTATATCCCTCTATCGTTGTGCCTTTTTTGTGCTGAGGCTTGCCGAGAAAGTGGTCTAGTACATCAGCCCGAGCCTGTCTGAGGGTAGCCTTTACTTTAGCTTTTTTATCAGCGTCACTCATTTTGGTGTAGTTGGGGTCGTTGAGGTGTTCCGACATCCTGTCTGCGAACAAGCCAGCTGAGGCATGAGTATACAGTTCATAGTCTTGCTTGCTGAGTTTCTTGGCCCGAGAAGTTGAAGCACCAGTAATAGCGGTATCGTCAATATTCTCCTTTAATCTTTTGAGTTCTTTATCAACCGCAGGATTTTCAGCTTTAACATACCTACTGCTCTTGGAACCTGTCGGGAAAGCGGCATTAGCCACCTGTTTACCGCCTACCGGGATGAGTCCTGCCGCATACTGATTTGTCTTCTTTCTGCTGCCCAGGGCTTCATAAGCTCTCACAGCCTCACCGGCTACCGGGGCCACAACTCCGGCCACAGTCTGGGCCGCTTGCTGTCTACCAGGAGCCGTAGTTAGGTGTGAGCCGTACCTGGCAACCTGCATAGCTGTCTCACCTGGGAGCCCACCTAGAGCTCCGATAGCGTCTATAAGTGTGCCTTTAGTATCTTCTTTAGAACCACCTATCTTGCGTCTAGCAACTGTTGTTGCCGCTCCAATAGGAGCAGATACTCCCAGGTATCTGATTAAGGGACGAATGTTACCATTCTTAGCTTCCTGGATTACGTGTTTGTAGATAAAGCCTGTCTGTCTGTATGCATAAGCGAGGCGGTACTGTCCGATGTTTCTACCGGCAGTAGTTTCAGCTTTAATCGGAGTTTCGGCTCGGGAACGACTGAAGTAGGTATCATTGACTACTCCTCGAGCGGCTTGGTATTCCTGTTCCTTAGTGAGTTGTTTGCCTATATCACCCTTTACCCCCAACTTACGTAGCTCATCAACTTTCCCGGCCTTTGCCAGAGCGTTACCATAATGCCTACCAGCATTAGCGGCTACGGTTCTACCCCACCGCATTACATGGATTAACCCCGGAGCAGTGACTTTCCCAAATTTACCCTCTACGCCAGTCGTTTGTTCTTTTAGGCCATGGAGTTCAGAAGGATGGATTACTCCAGATTCTTTAGCGAACTGTCTGCTTTTCTTGCTGAGACTGGTGAATAGAGCCCGGGCCGCTTTAACCGTGTTAGTCCTAACGGCTATGTTAGTAGGTTGGGCTAAGTGGGCTATAGCGGCAGTTGGAAGACGAGCGGCACCGTAAACTGCTCTCACCTTGCCAGAACCTCTAGCGATAGTTCCAGACTGGTCGGGATTGTGTAGAAAGTTCCTAACAGCGTCCCGGGCCGTGATGAAGTTGCCCTTTTCTTTACGTATACCATTAATCAACTGAACCGCATGTTCATTCTTGGCACCTAGATGAGTCGCTTCAGCCGTTCGCTTTGCGGCCAGGTCTATGTAGTTTCTGATAGAGTGCAGGTCTTTCGAGTAGCCATCCACATTCAGTTTCCTGGATAACTCGAAGTGTCCAAACCTATTCGGGCCACCAGTAGTATTACGAAAGCTATCAACCAAATCCCTGGCTTCCGTGACATTCTTGGCGTCACCATTCTTAACAACTTGCCGTAAGATTTTATCGTATTTTTCTGGATTTTTCTCAATAGCGTTCCAATCATAGGAATGTGGTAGGAAGTTCATCTGATGGCCTACTTTAACATTAGCATTTAGGGCGTCCTGGCGGATTGTAGGCGACAGAGCTTTCCACTCCTCACCAGCTTTCCTGACCTTATCATTAATAGGAGCTACGCCTTTTTCTACGTGGTCAAAGAAATTACCTACCTCATTCTTTTTAAGTTCGAGGACATTAGGTATAGCCCGTTCATAGTCAGCCCGGAGACCCTGATGGGTGTTACGTATCGCCTCAACCCTATCAGCAAGCTCTTGAGCTGATTTAGTGCCTATTTTGCGTATGGCAGTCACTTTAGTACCGAGCCCAGCGGCTAAGCCTTGCTTGGCACGGGCTACTCTACCGCCCTGATTACTGGGCCTACCACCAATTTCGTCTAAGGACTGTATGGCCTCATGTTCATTGACCCCGGTCTTAGTATTAAGGGTGGGAGATATTTTTTCAGCTTCTTTAGCTATGTCCTTTGACTCCGATGGGTTAGCTATCTTTAGTTCCCCTATATGCTGTTTTAGGAATCTCTGCTCCCTCATTATTTCCCGTAATCTAGGAACCCTTGATACAGCGATAGAGGCCTCCGTCTCCCTAGTAGTTCCTGTTTTGACTCTAACTTGTCTAGACTCACGGTTTGCCGCAAACTTAGTATCACCCATTAATTGAGGTGTGGTACCTTCACCGGTGGGGAGATTGGTTTTATGGACGGTAGGATTCTTGAGGATGTTCTGCTTCTCTTTTTCTAAATCATTATATCTGGACTGGTGAAAAGTCAGCTTATTGCCCTTTGCCGTATTAAGCATCCTGGAAGGATTGGTAATCTTATTGGCTTCTTGGGCGGCTTTAGCCTCACGAGCGGCCGTTGCGGCTTCCTTTGCGGTTCGGGCAGTTTTTATACCCTTCACTGCTTTTGCGCTCTTGACTATAGCCCCCGGACCGACCACATTAGACACATCTCCTGTGAGAGATGCTAGGACTGCCGCTGTTCCCTTTGGGCCGCCACCATGTTGTTTCATCTCAGCCTGATAACTTTGAATAGGTTCAGACCCAAAAATCTTCCTGCCGCCAGGGATTTTCGTTAAGTCCTGTTCGCTAACCGCTGAATGACCAGTGACATGTAGAAGTGGGTTGGCGATTAAGGATACACCTACTCGTCCGGCTGAACGCTCGAACTCTCTACCAACTGCTGTACCAACGCTACCGGCTCCATGTACCACGCTAAGTGCGTGTTGGAGAAGGCTCTTATGAGCCTGGGGCATTTTAGCATTAGTTATAGACTGTTGGACATCGCTCAACTTGGGTTTGGGCATTTTTGCAACCCTAGCATTAATAACTGCCCTATCGCTAGCTATCTCCTGTGGTGTTCGTGGGTGGAAATCAGCGTCAAAAGGATTTGTCTTGCCTTTTAAAACTCGGGTAAGGTTAGGGCTCTGTCCGGCCGGACGGTTAGCTCCAAAAATTGATTGATACGGCATGATTACCTCGCCGCATTAAACTGTTGCTTGTAGTTGCCCTGCTTAGGATTCCAGTATCCCTGGAAGTTTTTCCAGAAACTATTCGGGTCATAGCCCGAGCCAACCCAGTCATTGTAAGCTGTAGCCAAATCAGAAGGTGCAACGTGTCCGTCCGAGCCCTTAACCCTTTCAAGCTCAGAGCGTATAGCCGCCGCAGTCTGGGTCTGCGTAAGGGGAGAAGCGGCCGCCTGGGAGGCACCATAGGACTCTTTCATACCCTCCAGCTTCAACTGGAATGCCTGGTCGTTGGCAGTCTTCCATTTATCGAAGGCTTCCTGTTCTTGCTGTAGCTCCTGAGCGTTCTGCCAGTCGGACAGAGCTTTTTGCTGAGTATTCTGAGTATCTAACGCCCTTAAACGCTTATCACTCTCCAGAGAGGCAAGCTGACCGGATAGGGTAAGACCTTCAGTATTCTGCTGAGTTGTCAGATTAGTAAGACCGGGAAGGTACTTCTCGCCCAAATAACGAGCTTGTTCGGCCTCTGGGATTCCCGAAAAAGCCAGTCCCTTAGAGTTAGCCCCAGTGTTTATGTCTCGGAACGTATTGGTCTTTTCAGCTCCAAGTGCTTGTCTTTCAGCATCATATTTACCGGGAAGAGCGGCCTGTTGCTGACCGATAACTTGCTCCTGACCCGAGTAGGCCGGAGACAAGGATGCGAGGATATCATCTAGATTCTGTACTACTGGAGCTGGCATATAGACCTATAATACCATTAAGTTGCCTCTTCCGCAAAGAGATAGTAACGGATAGTAAACTGTTCCCCGACCATAGGCACTCCGAATCCCCCCTTGACTAAATCAACCCTGAACTGGGTGCCTGTAGTGTAGGCGTTCAAGAAGTTACCACCTCCTATAAAGTATGAGCCAGTTAATCCGTATGGTGACGACCCTTGAAGCGGGTCATTTATATGCACGAAGGAAGCCGGACGATAGGTATACCCGTGGTTTATTTTTAGGACGTTAGTGGTACTGTTAGTAGCTGGTTCATTCTGAACGGTGACATGAATCACCCCATAGTGAGCCGGAGAGGCGTGGTCATTAATCTTGTGGGTATCATACTGAGAGTGAATGACACACTGTTCGGGGGTAGCCTTTGTAACATCTATCCCCGGTAGAGAAATCTTTATCCCCCAGTTTTCGCTCATACCGTTATCTCCTGCACATCACCCACGGAATAAGGGTCTTTAAAGGCTACAATACTTCCGTACTGGCCTGCGGAGATTGTTTGGATAGCCATATCGCCATTGTTGAAGACGAAAAGCTTTGGTGGTGACTGTTCCGGGCCAAACAGAGAAGTCCAAATCTGATTATCACCGCTGTAGAAGCCGAAGAATATGGGTACATAGCCTAGATTATTGGTGTATCTTAGGAAATTACCACTTCTGGAGCCCCCTGACGGGTCGGTGAAAGTTTGATTAGTCGTAGCCCCGTAAGTAACAGAATGAATCATTGGAGAACGGGTACCCGAATGATAGTTGTAGTCCCGTAGGTCGGTAGAGGTGTATTTCTTGCCCGGCTTCATAACCTTAATACCTATATCCTTGTCCTTCTGTAGATAGTCTATCTCTGAGGTCTTATATATCGGTGCGGTGAAGTTCTGATTAATGGGTATGCGGTAGATGTAATATCTCAAAGTAACGGGGCCAGTTGATAGGAAGTCGTTAGTCAGGGAAAGTTCCGTGGAGGTCATCCTGGCTTCGGAAACGGTAGTGTTAATAAGATGGGACTCTCCCGAGTTTACCTGCCACACTAACCACATTGGCGGATAGCCCAGGTCGTGTTCAATATCAACCGTCGAACCGAACGGCACCGAAACAGTCCCGGTGGAGTGAATCATCATATTCTTCCACGAGGAGGCCGTTATAAGCTGTTGGTCAGCCGCCGAAGTTACGTCTACGCCAAGTTGGGATACTAGGAACCCGTAGTCAGAATTGTCTGTCCTGACCATCTAAAACCCATTTTGGAGATAACCGATTACTATTCGAGGTGTACCCGTATTGTCCCTGATAATTAGTGTCCGATTAGCGTTCTCTAGTAGCGAAAAGTTCTGGTTAAGGGCATTAATCAGGTCTGCGTAACTCATGTTGGGTGAAAGTGTAATAGTCGATAAACTCATTAGGCGGCCTTTCCTATAGCTACCCATTCCACGGATAGAGGAGTGGTCACAAAGGGTTGTTTGGCGGTGAAGGTAGTAGTGGACTTTGCGGTCAACCACGGTTGCTGGGAGTTGGGGTCTTTTATAGTTAGGATGACGGTGGGATTGGTGGCATAGGCTTGGGTGAAGGTGACGGTTGTGCCGGAGTTGGCAATATCAGATTCCCCCCATTGAAGTAAAAATGTGCCAATTTTTATCGAGCCCTGGTCTCTGGTTGCCCCAGATGAGGTACCAGGAGTTAAATCCAACTTAGCTATCGGGATATCAGCGTCGTCTAGTGCCATCTTGCTATAGGTGACTGAGTTGTCCTGGATGTTAGAGGCGTCTATGTTGCCGTTTAGGACATTAACGATATCAGCAAATCTACTGTTGAACAGTTCGGGAGTGGCATCGTCATCCTGGTTTATGTTGGGTACGTTTACTAACATATCTACATTATACCTTATAAGTAGGCATTCTCGGCGAATAGTCTTGTTGGGTTATTGTTTGGGCTAACAGTAAATGATTCTGAGCCAGTGGCGGAATATATCTGACCATATAGGGTGAAAACGGATGATGTGGGGATTTCAATATCAGTATTACTACTCGTTGACCCAATCCCATCAGTAGAGCCAGCCGTGAATTGGTGTGTGACTAACGGATGGATAGTATTACCGCCCGTTCCGGCACTAAGATAGGTGCTATCGCCCAATACCCAGGAGCCATTACGTGAGCCTGATACAGTCGATATAAAGTCTGAGTTTTGGATATATCCTATCTTCCAAGCTCCAATCGGAACCGATACAGTCAATAAGGAAGATGTCCAGTGAGACACACTGCCAATAGCAACGCTTCTAGCCGAATACGACCAGCTTTCTACAGACCATTTAATCTTCTGTGATGGGAAACCGTAGGGTACTTTTTGTCCCGAATAACTAACAGAACTTATAGTCCCACTAGTAGGTAGAGAACCCTGTTCTGGGGTTTGGACAACTACTGTGGTGTTAGGGGGGGAGTAGGTAATAGCCTGGACTATCCCGTAATTTAGTTGTCCTGCGGTATCATTACTGAAGGGGGAGTCGGCGTTCGTAGCCACGGCTGTGCCATTAGCTGTTAGGTTGTTAGCATTAGCGTTTAGGTCGTTTATAGAGTTATTGAAGGAATAGGCCGATACGAGCGAGGTTTCTGAACCACTTAATGTCTGGTTCATAGACGCTAGGATAGTAGCCTGGGTGACTTTAGCTGAATAGATAGCGACTTGGGCGATTTTGCCGTTAAAGGGTAGAGTGCCACCATTCGTGCCCCCTATTTCAAGGTTGCCAGCCTGGATTAAGGCTGTCGGATTTGTTCCAGCTCTCGCCACTGTAACGGGAACATCGACCCCGTCAATCATTATGTAACTTGTTGTTGTAGTTGCCGTGAAGGCGGACATATCAAGTTGTGCAGTAACGTGCACCCATTTATTGAGGGGGATGGATTGGTATGAACTCACGCCACTAAAGTTAGAACCGCTTGCATTAAAGCCATACATCTCTACTTGTCCACTAGTACTTATACGAAACTGCCAGCCACTTGTGTTGTTGTATCTCGATGCAATTTGATTAATTGCACCGTTATAACTTGTCAGCTTTACCCACGCACTAACAACAAAGTCATCGGTAAACGTCATCCCTGAAGGTGAGGTCTTAGAGTAATACTGTGTCGTTCCGTTTAGGGACGTACATTGAGTAGGAGCGGCCACGCTTCTAGTAAACTTTAACCTCATACCCTTAGTCAAAGAAGAGGTCAGGTCGGTATTATTAAATAGTACGGAATAGGAATGGTTTCCATTAGCTGTCACAGTTCCGGGAGCGGCAGATAGGGGCAACCAGCCCCCGGTAGCATTACCGGCAGTAACGGTATCCAGCTTAGATAGAGTAACTGCTCCATCAGCAATTTTGGAAGTGGTCACAGCACCGTCGGCCAGATTAGACGAGTCTATGTGCCCATTAATTACATTAGCAATAGCGTCAAACCGACTATTAAACAACTCGGGTGTGGCGTCAGCATCCTCTTGGATGTCAGTAAGATTCAAAAGCGTCATAGTCGCTTTCCCTTAAAGGTCATCACGTAACCAACAAAGCGTATCGGGTTATTGATAGCTTTTCTCTTTATCCTTATCTGCCAGTAGTAGGCAAATCCCGTAGTTCTTAACCGGCGGGGCGAGAACTGGTTAAAAGAGCCAAGTTCAGTTCCATCGCCTATCTGGAAGTGGCCTATCTTGGGGCCGGTAGCCGTTAAGGCAAAGTCGCTATAAACAGGGTTATTTTCCCTGTCTTTATCAATCCCCACTTGGACTGTGTAGTCATGGTCTTCTCCCTCGAGCAGGGGATAGAAACGTTGGATTCTCTTCTTCTGTGCCGGGTTGCCAAAATTATCATAGTTGCAGTCATACTCGAAATCAATCGCCTTGCCCATATTATCGTAGCCAACCTCACCATAGTGAACGGCCGGAGAGGTCGAAGACGCTTCTAGTAGAGCATCCGGGTCATCTCCATCTGTCAACGGCAGGGCAAACCTGGTATATGAGTCATTGTCTATCATCCATTCCTCGAAGGTTGTGTGCCACAGTAGACACTTAGAGTTGTAGGAGCCACCAGAAGGCGTGTAGTAAATCCTAATTAAACCTTTCCATTTGGTCACAAAGCAGTTATTAAGGTTGCCCATATCAGAAAACTCTGGTTGGATTCCATAAGTCCCGGTGTCTGAGATTTTCTCATCAGAGCTCCCGTTGAAGCGGTAAATTCCATCAGGGGCTACAAAGTAGATGTAATTCTCGTCAGCATAGACAGCATTCTGTGATACGGCTCCCTTGTGACCAGTAGCCTCTCGTAGAGCGAATGAGCCCGGGTCAGAGCCGAATAGTGTCCATTTACCAGTACGAGTAAAAATATACAGGTTATTCTGGAAGGGAACGATGGCCGTTATTGGGTCATTGGCCTTCGGATGGGGGATATAGATGAAGGAAGTAGATAGCCAAGCATTATACCATAGATTACCTGCACCATCATCGTTGCCGGGAGCCTCTGAATAGACCAGTTTGTTGGGTTCGGTGGCGGAGATACCAAACATTAAGTTCTGGTGGAAACACATTAATTTAAGAACCGGAAGATTGGTAAAAGTCATGGTTGTGACGGTGGTGCCGTCCCAGTATTTAGGATTATCGAACCCATTAACCCAGAAAATCTTACCATCAGCTTCATCAAAGTAATAATTAGTAGCGTTTACCGATAAAGATGTGGCGATAGTGGACATAGTACCTGCGACATCATTACCCACGTACATGCCCGTGCCAATCGGCACTAGGGTTTTGTTAGACGAGGTGTCAGGTGTGAAGCGAGCCAACCCCAGTATAGAACTGGTTGCGGACTGGTAAGCTGTGTAGTTAAGACCGAAAGTCGTGGCTGTCCATGACAGTCCCCCGCTATTTGAAGTCATAGCCGTGGTTAAAGCTGTGGTAGAAGTCCATATATAGTTGCCGCTCCCATCATCTTGCATGTGTACCACTACCCAATAACTAGAGCCACTTGTCAAGCTAGGAGCTTCCACGAAACGGGCGGCCACATAGGCCGCCGATGAAGTAATAGAGGAGTTTAAAATTCCCGAACTGGCTAATAGAGTCCCGGGTGAGCCAGAACTATCATTATAAATCTCCACTATGAGTGGCCCCGAAGCGTTATTAGACTTTAGATTAAGGTCTATGCGAGTTAAGGGAGCAGTTGAGGTGGGGATAAACTTCATCGCCAACCATTTATCACTAATCCCTATTAGTTGGTCAGAGGCTCCAGCCGTGGAGATGTTTTGGACTGATACAGCCTGGCCTACTGGTGTTAGATACTTACTAGAACCTTTTCTGGAAGAAACCGCAACCCTGCGGTCTTCGGCCTCCTGGGCGAACAGACGGAAATCGTGTGCAAAAGGAGTCCTACCCTTGACTATTGTGTCGTATGAGGAAACTAAATCTAGACCCCTTAAGTCAAGTTTAACCTCAGGAGTGGCACTCTGCGTAGCAGGTGCCTTTACTCGGCGTCTATTAGCAAAGGTTGACCTAAAGGGCATTTATCCCTTCTTTCTTCGGCCTTTAGCACCTCTTACACGCTTAGGCAATCTCTTGAAATTAGTAATCTTAGACCACCGCTTAGCTATCTTCGGATGTTTGGCGAACATATATCGTTGCTGGGCTTTCGACCTAAATGGGGCCATTATCGTCTACTCCTATGTATCCTGCCACGCTGGCTTCTCATTGTCTGCCTAATTGTCGATGGTGAAGCAGATTGCCTCTGGCTCAACCTAGCCACCATTAAGTCAACCATATCCGCATAGTCTCCATCTCGTATAAAGGCCGCCTGGTCAAAGTCTTCATTTCTCTCTAGAACTCGGTAATAGGCACCTAATACTAATATTTCTCCCCAGGCTTCCGGGATTTCGGGGACATCTGTGTCTCCCGTCAGTTCTTTGGCTGTCTTTAAATAGAACAGACTTATAGTGTAGGCGTCATCTGTGGGGCGGGTGAAGTAGAGTTGGTTGCCATAAAGCGTCCAGACATCCGGGGGGCCAGCCACATATTCAGACGGAGTGGGGTACCAGGCATTAAAGTCTCTAAAGTCCACATACTGATGTGATAAATCTTTCCTGAAACCTTCGTTAGTTAGCACCATTGATTGTGTCATCTGATAATCGGAGGGCAGAGTAAAAATATAAGCCCCGGATGGTAGGCTACCAGCAAATACCTTTTCCTGGAAAGGGAGCTCATAGGTATTAAAAATCTCTCGTTGAGTGTCATTGATAAAGCGGTCAATTATAGAAGTGTCATAACTGGTATCATCCAGCTTATCGTTCATCACCCGATTCCTGAGAGTAACTAAGTCGTACGCCATATTTTACTACTATACCACTTATAGGGCTCCAAAGCTACCGGATTCGCCAGGGTCTCCCTCCTCGAAGCTTCCCGACAAGCGAGAGCGTCCCTCAAATTGCAGGAAGCCTGGTAGTTGCCCCTGAGATATATTACCGGCAGGGACTACTCTACCTTCTAATACCCCAGAGGCAACTGGCGAAGCGGCCGGGAATGGGAGGACTATCCTAGCTCTTCCTATCACGCTATAGGATATAGTTCTCTTTATAGAGCCTTTACCCTGGATAATTCTGGTTGCCTGGTTGACTATAGCCGCCCTACCCAGAGTAGTCTTAATATTTTTTACCGTCACCCTGGCCCTACCCAAGACAACCTGCAGGATATTCTTGCCTATTCGGGCTTTTCCTAGCTGAATATGGGTAGAGCTAATCTGTACCCTGGCTTTTCCTAACTGGGTTCTGGATGTCTGAGCACCCACAAAAGCCTTACCAGTTATGGTTTGGGCGGTTATTGCGGTTATTCTGGCCCGTCCTAACGCATTCTGAACCCCTACAATCGTTATTCTAGCTCGACCCAGTGTGGTAGACGCAACTGTACGCAAAACCCGTCCTAGACCCGTCTGTGTGCGTGTGGAGACGATTTCTACACGGGACCTACCTAGTTGTGTCCTAGAATTAGTTATTGTAAGCCTTGAGAGACCCTGGATGGTCTCATTAACGATTTGGGAGACCCTGGAAAGACCAGTTTGAGTTCTGCTGGTCGCCTCTAGGATGTCTGCCCTACCAAGTTGTACCCTGGTAGTGGTGGCGGTTATTAAGGATTTACCCTGTTGAGTTCTGGAAGAAGTGATTGTTATCCGAGAAACACCCCGTATTGTCCTGCTGGTGATTAGTTGTATCCTAGAGATACCGAGAATAGTTCTAGCGGCGGACTTGATAATGTCAGCCTTACCAGAGGTAGTCTTAGTAACTACTGTGGTTACTCTGGAGGTACCAGCTATAGTCTTGGTCTGCAGGGAGGCAATAGAAGCTTTACCTAAGATTGTCCTAGTGGCTGAAGCCGTCACTCGGGTTATACCCTGTATAGTCCTGGATGTGCTTGCAGTTACACGGGCTTGGCCCAACTGAATCTTACTTGTAGAAGCCGTTATCCTAGAGTGGCCCAGGATAGTCTGAGAGGTTATTAGAGCTACTCGTGCTCTACCCAACTGCGTCTTTACGGAAGTAATCTGAACCCTAGCCCTACCTAAGATAGTTTGGGTTACGGTTCGTGTAATTCTAGCTAGCCCCGGGATAGCCTGAGAGGTGGTGCGGAGGACTGCCGCCTTACCTACCTGGATTTTAAGAGTAGTAGCAGTTACTCTAGCTTGTCCTAACTGAACTCTAGTAGTACTGGCAGTTATGCGAGACTGACCAGGTTGAGTCCTTGAGGTTATTAACTGTATCCTAGCCTTACCAAAAGTTGTCTGAGCAGAAGTAACTTGAATCCTGGCTCTACCTAGAACTGTTCGGATAGTAGTTAACTGTATTCTCGCTAATCCGGTAACTGTTCTCTGAACAGCACTTGCTCCAACATTAGCTTTACCTAGAATCGTCTTAACTGTGGTGACCGTTAATCGTGCTCTACCCAAAAGAGTTTGGGAAGTAGTATTTAAGATATCAGCTTTTCCTAGCTGAGTTTGAGTAGAAGTAATGAGATTAAAGTTATCAATCTTCACCACTGTTCCGGACGGAGTGGTAGTAGAGGTATCAACCGTAACAATAACCTGTAGAGCCGACAGGTCTATCGGATTCGCTACGCTAGCAAAGGTAGTCCAAGAAACCCCATCCGGTGAGTAGTCCCAATAAGTAGTACCGCCGGATTCTCTGATACGCAGATACTTCATAGTAGAAGAGTCGTAAGTATCGCTGGCTATCGGGCTATCGGCGTTATCTATGATGGTGTGAGCTTCGATAGTTCCTGAATTTATCCACCAGTACAAAGCATTAGTTAGGCCGTCAGGGGTCAGCTGGTAGAAGAAGTCTAGTGCGGTAAGGCTCTGATTCCCAGCATCGACTACCTTGAAAGACCCATAAGAGTTGTAGAGTTGATAGTTATCTACCGAATAGAGGTCAGCGAGTCCCGGACTGGTAGTTACGGTGAACTCTATTTCCTGATTAGCTTCAGCTATCGTTATCCCGCCCGACTCATCAGAAGTCCATTTACTAGAATCGAGAGAGTTGTCGTTGAAATCATCTGTTAAGGTGTCTAGATTGCTTGTCGATGGATTGATGTGGGCTAAACCAGTTATGTCCTGAGTTACAGTTCTAAGAATGTTTGATTTACCTAAAGTTGTTCTTAGGGTTGTAGCCGTAATCCTGGATTTACCGGCCTGAGTCTTTGTCGCAGAGGCCGTAATCCGTGAAAGCCCTTGAATAGTGCGGAGAGTAGTGACAGCAATCCGAGACAACCCTTGTACGGTTCTCGTAGTAGAGGCGGTGATGCGAGATAAGCCCTGTTGAGTCTTCTGGGTTACAATCATTATTCTAGATTTACCTGTTTGGGTCTGAGAAGTAGTCCGAAGGACAGAAGCTTTACCCGTTTGCGTTTTTGTAGTGGTCGCAGTTACCCGGGAAACTCCTGGTTGGGTTCTGGCCGCCTGAACTGTTATTCGTGCTAACCCTTGCTGGAGTTTAGTGGTGATTAGACCTATACGGGATTTACCAAGTTGGGTTTTAAGGGTAGTAGCAGTTATTCTCGCTTTGCCTAATTGAGTTTTAGAAGTAATAAGAGCAATTCTGGCTAGTCCCTGAATAGTTTGAGTTGTGGTAGCTCCACCAGCAGCCGTAGTAAAACTCTTAATCGAACTCCAGCTCCCAAAAGTATTACTTCCCGAAGGGTCTTTACCTCTGACTCGCCAGTAATAAGTAGTGCCGGATGAGAGTGACGTTGACCCACTGCCACCAGATGAGGCTACCTCTACTTCTAACCTATAAACCGCAACAGTATTATTACCAGAAGCTGCATTTACAGGTATTCCTAAAAGCGTTGCACCATCATATATTTCTGGCCCAACATTTGTACTTGGTCCTACACTAGTGTTCTTACGTATTTTGGCGGTTAAACCATTTACTTTGCTCCACGTCCAGCCTCCAGTGGGGACGAAAAGAGTAGTGTAGCTACTCCAAGTGGCACCCGTTCCAGCATCAGCAAATACCCGTGCCCTTACCCATATTATCGTTCCACCGGAAGTGGGTGCAGTTGTCCCAGTCCCCACCAAATAGTTACTAGTGCCGGACACTACCGTGCTTGTGGTGGCCGAAGTTGATGTAGAGCCATCAAAAGCATTTGCAATATTAGTCCAAACTCCTTGAGCATCAGTCGGGCCAGATATAGAAGCATTAAAATAATATGTGTCTAGACCCACTCCAGTGAAATATTGTATCTGGTCACCGGAAGCGAAGGGGTCGGTATCGGCTCCGTTGGTTACATCAACAAAGCCAGTATCGGAGGCGGAGAGTTTGTCGATGAGGGGAGCCGATGTCCCAACAACATAGAAACAGTTGTCCTCTGTTGCGCTGCTCCATGTTCCCCCAGACAGAAACGCGCCGTTGCCCGTGGCAGTTGGAGATGTGGTGTCCTTACCGACAATGATGGGGAAGCCACTTCCACCATATTCTATCGTCAGAAAATAATGAGTGCCATTAGCCAATACGATTTGGTTAGCGCCAGAAAAAGTAAAAGTTATGAGTTGAAGCGAGCTGGTGAGAGTCGAAACGTCAAAATTTCCGGAGACAGCTAGTGCAGCGCCAGTCGGGGTGCCGCCACTACCAAAAGTTCCCGTATGAGCGTATATTTTAGCAACTGCATTACCTGTCGCAGATGTAGTCTTTCGAAGGTACCACTTCGCAGAACCTAACACACTGCCGTTGCCCGTAAAAGATTGCCCTTCCCCTGTATCGATGGTGCCTAAGCTCGCAGTCTCACTACTTTGATTTGTCTCACTATAACTGTCTATTGTGCTACCCGCTTGGCTATCAAACGTATTAACCGTATCTACTTGGACTTCATAAGAGATAGCATCTGAATCAGGGTCGGTGGCCGAGAAGTCTAGTTCCGGGGTGGTGGAGACTCCGGTTGCGATATCAGCAGGAGAGGATAGGGTTGGGGCGTTGGGCGGAGCATTATAGTCAACCGTCAGCTTTACATAATCGACACTGTGAGTTACGGAGGTGTTGGTATTGCCCTTGGCGCTTCTAACTCTGACTTTGAACTGATTTGCGGTCTGTAGATCGGCTTGGGCAACAGCTGTGATATTAGACAGGGTGGAGGTTGTGTCGCCTGTGGCTGGCGTAAAAGTCGACTCGGAATCAAGCAAAGTTCCATTATTATTTAATTGAATGCCAACCAGCTCACCCGTAACTCCGGTAGCTGAGGTCTTATATTGGAACTCCGCAGTGACTGAGTTAATCGTCGAGCCAGAGGGTATATCTGAGGTAGTGAAGGCTGGGAACCCGTAGTCAGTAGTTACTGAAGAGTTCTTGCCGGGTGCCGCCGTAGCATATGAACCATCGTCGGCGTAAGCATTAGTCGGGCTTGTCCAGCCGGTAGTGACTACTGTGTTGGCATTGGCGAATTTTGTTACTGTTGCCATTATTTCTCCCTAGACGAAGCCCAGCTTCGGTATTCAGTGTACTGTCGCTCCATATCCCCAAACGTAAGAATCACCGCCCCCAGATGAAAGTCGACATATTTTAATTCGAAATCTATATGTACGCCAAAGGATAAAAAGATTCTTGGTGAAAACTGGAACATCCAGTAGCGTCCATGCCAGACTAAATATCTGTCCATCACACCCCCTCTAAATTAGAGATAGGAGCTATCACTTTAACCCACCGCTAGAGTAACTTGTTTCTGCTTGCCGTTTACCTCGGTTTTCCAGCCGATAAAGTACTTATTAACGTAATGTCTGTTGTCTGTGTTCTGATAGTCTACAGATAAATCATCCTGAACCGTACCACTCATATCTCTTTCTGCCCGGGTTTCTCGGAAATAGACTAGTCCCAGAGGATATTTATGGGCCTCAAAGTTCTGGTTATGGAGCTGAACGGGAGTGCCGTTAACCATAAAGTTTCCCGAAACAAGGTCTACGAATACCCACTGCTTGCCATCAGTGTGCTCAAGCCCGAAACCAATCAACTCGCCCTCCCTATCTAAAACGTCACTAAAAGCAGAACCAGTACCGTCCTTGCGGGTCGCTGATTTATCCTCGTGGGTCTGCTTTATCTGGGAACCATCACTGAAATTGGCTACGAAGAGCCAGTCCAACTGTGGTTTGCCCAACTCTATCTTATTGGTTGGTTTGCGAAGGGGCATTGGTTTTGTCTCCCTTTGGCGTACCGCCATTAAGTTTGTCAGCTAATTTAGTGACTTTTTCTAATTCTTTGCTTCGCTGGGCTTCCACCTCAGGAGTGATGACCTCTTGGTCTTGGTGGGCTTCATTGTGTTCCTTGAGGTACTTATTTAATTCTCCCTCAGTAATATCGCCCGGGAATTTCAGAAAGTGATTATCCTCAAAAGTAGCTACTAACTCACCGTTCTGGTCTACTGACCATTCTACTTCTTGTTCTTCGTGAGCTCGTGCGTTAAATACTTTCATCATATCTCCTTAGTTCTCGTTGTACTGAAGCGTTAAGGTTACTTGAGCGGTATCACCAGCGGCCGCAGAGCCAGTAGTCTGTAACTGGGTCGTTAACCAGTTGGTGTAACAGGGGTTAGTGGTCATTGAAGCGGCTTTACCTGTAGCTTCCGGGCCGGTAGCACCGAACCAGACAGCCACGCCTGAGCCGATAGCTATTGCTGAGGTCATATCAGTGGTCAGGCCAGTATCAGCGGTCGTTGAAGGAGTGACATAGGTGTAAGGACCAGCACTTGTAGTACAGGCAGGTACACCCTTTAATGTTAGTCCTGTTCCGAAAGCTGTTGCAGTGTGGGCAAAAAGTCCAGCACTTATCTGGTTAAAGGTTCCCGAGAAGTGACCAAACTGATTCTTCTGGTAGCTATTATTACCTGCTGTTATCGGACTAGAGCTGTAGGCAGTAGTACTGTCATCAATATTCTTCCAGTTAACCTCGGTACGGGCCGCTGTGCGGGTAGTACCCTTAGCGGGAGAGCCTGCTGCGGCCCCATTATCTTCCTCGAATTCAAAAGTAGCGGCCATCTAAATCTTTGTCCCGTCTATCTTGTTCATATATTCCTATTCTACACTATTTAATGCCTAATGCAAATATTCTACCATAAAGAAGAGCCCCGGTAAAGGGGCTCTTCTAGTCCTTGTGGTCTCGTCTTCTATCTCTAGAAGGTTCCCCACTCTCGGTGGACTACATCGTGCGTCGTATCAGGACAGCGTGGTCGGGACGTACCGTCTTCACACCAAACAGGGTAGAGCCGGAAAGCAGGTCGGTCTTTTTCAAGATATCTCGGTCTGATTCCATCTCTGGGGCCATTTGGATAGCGGCGGCAAATGCTGACTTATGGAACAGCAAGAACTGGTAATCAGTTCCATCGTTCGCAACCGCATTCGTCAGATAGACAGGAGCACCATAAATGGTTCCTTGAATACCTAGCGTAGTCTCCTTAGTGCCGGGCTGACCAGTGGAGTCGTAGCTTTCAAACTCAGGAAGCTTTCGCAAGTCTCCTAAGCCCTGGGCGTTGACCACTATAGCTCGGTCATTAGCGGGGACATTAGCGGCGTCTAGCAGGGTGTAAGCGTCTACTATACCATCGAATGTCAAGTTAGCCACAGCCGTCATTTTGTTGCCAGCGGCAACATTGGCGTACTGAGCTAGTAACTTAGCATCGATAGCTTTAGCAATCGCAAACCCGATGACATCAGCGTAGGGGGCCCTCAAGTCGTACATGGACTGACGCTTAAGCATGTCCTGGATTTCGATAGCTTTACCAACGTATTGGTCTATCACCAGGGTTTGCTCAGTTTCAGTCGGTGCGACAGGGACGAGAGCCGTACCAGGGGTAATTGTATCCGCAGTCATCTCCGCAATGGAGGTGATGTGAACAGTGTCACCATAGGTAAGGTCATTCTCGTACTGGTGGTCGACTAAATTAGCCATCACCAGTTTATTACGCCTAGCCATCAACACATCTTTAGCCCATACTTCTGGGATAAAGACTGCGCCCGTTGTCGGGGTCATTGTAGCCATTAACTAAACCTCAAATTAAAGTTGGTATTTCACAATCTAGTACAAGTCGCCACGCTGAATTGCCTCATCCACCATTTTACGGTGTTCGGCGTTTGACGGGTCGTATTCCTTGTCAACCCACTCCTTAGTCACCTTTTGGGTGCTAGAGTGCGAGTTGGTGGCTTGTGAGCCATCGGAACCAGCTTCTTGTGCTTTCCTAAGCCGTTCTCGCTCTTCTTTTCTGGCCTTCTCTGCGATAACAGAAGATTCGTTTTCTCCTCGTCTTGCCTTAGCAAGTATGTAGAGACGATTAAGGTCAGAGGCAAGATACCTAGCGGCCGGTTTCCCGTTTCGTTCAGCTTCCTCGAGGACAAGTTCACCCATCTCTTTATCTAATTCACGAGCCTCTGGGTTCTTGGAATAGAACTCATTTAGCCGTAAACTGGACTCGATACGAGCCTGTCTAGCCTCGACGCCAGCCTGCCACTCTTGCTCAGGTGTAAGTTCCTCAGTTTCTTCATCATCGAGCGTGTTTGCCTCGGTGATAGCTCTCTGAGTTTCCTCACTCCTTTGCTGAGTGGATTCACGATACGCTTTCTGATTGTCTCGAGCCAGCTTAAGAGCCTTTTTCTCACCATCGGTAAGATTATCAGGGTCAAAACCCTGAGCTTTTGCGAACTTTGTTAGACCTTCATCTTCGTCTGAACCTTCGGTGTCTTGAGTAGTCCCGTGTTGGGGCTCATCATCCGAAGTCTGGTCTACATCAGGCGTATCACCGCCAGTTGTAGTATCAGTATGTCCAGCCGCAGATTGGTCGTTTTGGTTTTCTGCAGGTAAATCTTCATCTGAAGAGCCTGCTGGTTCACCAGAACCATCTGTAGGGGCTTCTGCCATAGATACTCCTATTACTTAGTTGATTGTGCGACATCCGATTCCACACGGGACTGGATGTATGTCTTTACTATACCTAATCCTCTTCTGTTTTGCAAGAGCGTCGAAATCATGTCATTGCTAAGGGGTACAACTTGCTCGGTATTACGGGGATGAGGCATGGCCTGGTCCTCGCAGTACTTTAAGTACATCGCCATTTGTGCGTCTATGTATTCCATTAAATCCTTGTAAGCATCTTTACCGGAAATAGTGGCAAAGCTCTTCCACTGTTTAACTATTTTTTCTTGTTCAGTTAGAGCCATTACTTAGCTCCCTCACCCTGATGAGATGGCTGGGCGTCCGGACCAGCATTACCTGGTGGCTTTAGACCAGCTTCATGTGCCCGTAACATTCCCGGGGGAACATCGGGTGATGCTGGTACCGCTGGGGCACCCGGGGGTGTCTGGGAGTTCCGAGCGATATCTTCTGGAGGTATTCCAGCACCTAACATTAGGTCCGCTTGGCTTGATTGAATACCCTCTTTGGCTAATATTTGAGCTAGTTGGTCTGGCTGGAGTTGTCCGGCCAGGTTCAGGCGGATGTTCGGCTGAGGCATTGGGAGCGTGGCGTTGGGGTCTACATTAAGTAGGTCATTAATCTGCTCCTCTGGTAGCTGTAGAACTCTTCCGAGGTAAATCTTAGCGAACTCCTGCTGGTTAATAAGTAAAGAACCACCGTACAGCTCATGTATCTGAAGGTACTTCTGGCCTTCTTCTACACTCATCTGCTTGCTGGTACTATCTAGGGTCACTCGAGGTTCATACATCCCACCATATCGGTCTGGGTCAAATGATGTGAACTGAGTGCCTTCTGGACCGACAATCCGTACGGCCATAGGCTCATTCACGAAAATCTGCACCATCTTAAACCAAAGATTAGCTAACTGCTTGTATCCTTCGTTCTCTAAGATATTTAACTTAGTAGTAAACCGCTGATTAGCCTGATTAACTGTCGCAGTAACCTCTGTAGCAGTCTGTCTGCCAGTTGTAGTAGAAGCTCCTTGAATTATTTCATCAGCAGCAGTCGCCCTACGCATATCCTCTTTAATTCGGTCTATTTGAGTGTCGATTTCGCTTCCCACAGTACCTTTTTCGATAGGAGTCAGAGCACCTCTGGGTATTGGGAAAACCGCACCCGGAACGGACTCTATTTGGTCTTTCAGGTGGGCAAATTGTGGGTCGATTTGCCACATATTCATGTTAACGAACGTCACGTTGTCTTCTTGCTGGTTAGATAGGTCGTTTAGACGCTCCTGCTGGTCAATTAATATTGCCATGTCACCCTTTGCGTAGAATAGAGAGCTGTCCACGTAGTTCCTTAGAACAGCAAATGGCAAGAACGGCTCAATTTTCTCTATTGTTAGTTGTTTTGCAGGGGGTTGTCCTGTAGCTGGGTCTACTACCGGCTGTCCGGTAAGCTTATCAATGGGCACTTGACCAGTTTCGGGGTCGGTCATCTGTATAGTTCTGGTACCAGCGTTACGATAATAGGGGTTTTGGTCATCGTAGATGATTGTCTGGCGATTAGCTATGACAATTTTCTTCTTTTTAGTGAAGTAGACTATACATTCAACCTGTTTATCCACTGCTTTGCGGCCCAAAGTGGAACCCAAAAAGCCCTCTTTAACATCTTTGTCCATCTCATCCCACTTACCATCGTAATTGGGGATATCGTTCAAGTTCTTGTAGTAGTCTTCATAGGCACCGCTATCCACATTTATAATATTCCTCTTCTGTAGCGTGTCACGGTCAGTCAAATAACGGTATCCGGCGTATCTAGGATACCCCTTCTCTTCCGGATTGGTCATCTGGGTTGCGGTCGGGTCCACGAAGAAGTCTGATAGGGGGATATTGTAAGTGCAGGGGGCATCATTCTCCCAGGAAATATACAAAACGCCATTCCCGTAGATTAGCATGTCATTAACCCAGTTAACTGCTTTGATAGTCATACTGTTCTTTTCCCAATAATAATCACAGAGCTGATTAATGACCCCGGTATCTTGCTCTTGCTTGTCGTTCATGGCTGTGAAGCGGAATTTAGGCTTACCACCAGCAATATTTGCCTTCACGGATTCAATTATCGTGAAGCTTTCTGGCACAAAGGTATCTGAAACTCCCTCATATCCCCTACGAGTACGAATCAAATTGTAGCACTTCCAGTAGTCGTTCCAGTCATTCTGGTAATTGTCCTTCACGTAATCCCTAGCTATCTTGAAGTCATCCATTACCAGCTTAAGCACGTCGTCGTCCTGGTTGTCTGGAGGTGAATTTTCCGGAGTATCATTACCCCAGTCTCCTGTATTCTTAACGCCCGGGGCTTTAGTAGCGGTATTGTTCCCACCTGAATCGTAGGAGGTCAAAACTTTTCTTTGGTCAGCCATATTCTTCTATCTTATCACCTTATGCTGTTTTTTCCTATTGACAACTGAAGCAGGTTTATGAACTGATAGCTCCCCATATTTATTATTAGACCACTGAAACATCTGTAGAGCAATAGCCTTAGCTATAACCGTGTCGTCAAAAGCTCCTTCCTCGGCGTTCGTACGGCCATTATCGTCCACTACGTAGGTCATTGCCTCTCTCACGAATACCGGGTCGTAATCTGTTATTATCTGCTCACGGATTGCTTCTGCCAAGTAGTCAATCATAAGTGGTTTAGTCCTCATGTCCGTCTTCCAACCCAATTTAGCTGTTGGTTCCTCAAAACTTTCATCAATCCCCGTTTCCCTATGATAGAGATTGAAGTAGAACAGGTCTCTTAGTCTCTGAACTACAGCTAGACCGTGATTATTAATCTCACATCCTACCAGAGCATTGTTATAGAATCTTCCCAACTTATCTAGGATGTGACCGAATATATCAGGGTCAACTTGCCCTCGCCAACGAGCTACTGTTTGGAGACTTTTTATATCTATTATATCAGCTACAGAATAGTCTCCGCCATTTACTCCTTCGGCTACATCAGCTCCTATCACATATTCTCCACCCGGTTTAGGCATTTGCCAGATTTTTAAAGGAGTGTCCGGAACTTCAATCGCCTCCAGTGTTCTATCCGCATCCTGAGCCAAGTCGTAAGTCTTAACTGGGGTATCTTCAGCCTTCACCCTCATCTTGACCAGGGTTGGGATGTGGAAACGTGGTCGACCGGAAGCCAGGAATGCTTCGTAGTCGGTAGAAGGGTACTCCTGGTAAAGAAGCATGGGGTCTGACTTAAATTCTCTCTGCTTGTAACGTCTGAAGTTAAGCTTCGGGATTACTTTATTCTCGGGTATATTAGCCTGTCTCATAAGAAGAGCTATAGCCTCTTCTTCGTCTGTAAGCTCAAAATTAACCCCCTCTAATTCATACTCGTCGTGTTGCCACCACGGAAAGAAGAAAGGTTCAAAGATTCCATCACCCTTCTGAGAGTTTTCCCACTCCTTGTGGAAATAATTGCCCATTCCCTTGGCGGTAGATTCTAGAAAAATCATAGTATTGGGCCGAAGGGGAACCGTTTGAAGCAGTGAGGCCACCAGTTCCTCACCATTACTCCACTCACCAATCTCGGAGCCGTGTATTATCTGAACCGTATCCGACCGACCTATAGCGGTATTGTTGGCAGTAGAGGTTTTAATAACACTCCCGAGTCCAGGGCTCTCTCTGCCACTTCTCCTATACTCCTCCTTGACCCTATCATCAACATCAAACACTAAGTCGTTCCTAGTGTTATACTTTCGAGTTGGCTGAAAGACTGGATTAGAGTGTTCGTAGTACCGCTTAAACATATTGTAGAGGTTTTTGGAGCTATCGTCTTCGTGACCCACAATCATAGCCGTAATATTCTTATGGGTGGTTGTCCACCAGTATATAAGGGCCTCTATGGCCGTAGATAAGCCCATCTGACGGGCTTTTAAGACAATAAGGCGTACCGGCTTACCTTCACGTAAAAGCTCCAATACACGGTCAATTAGAGCCTTCTGGGCCTTATTGGGGACAAATTTAACTATTGCCCCGTCCTTATCCCTTATCCAGAGGTTATTTTCAGCAAACCTATAGAAATCCCTAGATATATCCAGGATTTTCTGTCTAGCTTTGGGGTCTAATTCATAGTCCACGAGACTTTCGCAGATTCTCTGTGTCTCGTTCGTTCATTGCTGATATTTGCTTGCGAGTTTCTCGTATCCTTGGGTCTGGGTGCCAGTCTGGGTGTGATGGGTCGTCAATCCCCTCTAGTTTGGGTACTTTGTCGGCGTTCTGGTCTTTGGCCCAGGCGTCATTCTTTTCACGAAAGTCTCTCTCGCTCAGCTCAGCCTCTTTGGCAGACGAAATCTGTCTGTTAATGAAGTCTGACTTATTTTCTAGGGTGTCGTAAAACTCCAGGTGCTCGTCCCATATATAAATCATCCGTTTATTCTTGCTCGTGCTCACTCTTATCTCCTGTCTTATAACTTATTTGCTCTTCACTCCCAAGCTCCATCTTCTTTGCCAGCATTGACAACATCTTTAGTTGGTCAGAGGCTAGCTCAGATTTATCAAGTTTCTGGAGCTTCTTCAGCTCTTTAGGTTCCCAAGAGATACTGAGGAGACCGTCGATAGGGAATTTTACCTCGAAAATCTTCTCCGTTTCTGTTGCCCTAGAACTGAAGTTAAGCATAGGATAAGTATATACTAGAAAAGCCCCCACGTCAACTCACGAAAGGCAAGTGGGCTGGCGAAGAGGCTCTTCTAGAGACTACTGTAGATTTTTCAGGTGCTTTTTAGCATTTTGTTTGTCGAACTTGCGTGAGGTGTAGGTGCCCATCGGCTTATTATTTTTGAAGAACTTCACCTTTACGTAGTCACCTACGCTGGTGGTGACTCGGGCCATGATACCCTTTTCCGGGGTAGATAGCTCCTTTTCAAGCTTCCTCTGGTCTTTATCACTCCACTCGGCGGCATTCTGGTTGCCATTAAGGTTGACTAGTCGGTCTTCGGCTGGTACGGAGTTTACAGACGCCTCGTTAGGCGCAGAGCCTCTATTAGCTGGCTCAGGAACAGTACCACGAGTATCGTCAGGAGCAACCCCATAAGAATACCCTCCAGTACGAGGATTACCGTCTTGGTCAAACTCATCCTCTGCACCAGCATTACGGGCTTTCTGATTCGGGTTAGATTCGTCCGCAAACTTAAACTCTTCCTTTGTGCGTCGCTCATCAGCTTCCTTAGCTGTTTCGTTTTCTGCAGGAGTGGTTTCTACACTGTCCTGGTCATTCTGAGGGACAGAGCTGGTGTTCTCCAGCGGCTTGTCGTTGCCGTCCTGTGCGGTGCCGTTAGTAGCCTCTCCGCCTTGGTTGGAAGCTACCTCTACGTTCTGCTTATGTGCTCGTGCCATTATTTGCTCCCCATATTGGTGCCATTCTGGTAGCTTGCCGCCGTCCTATTAGACTTCGGTGCGTAAGTTGAACTGTCGTTGCTACCTGGTGTCATGGTAGCGTCATTATCATTAACTTGGTTTAAGTCGGCCGAACTAGGGACTGGGACTTTCCGTACGTGGATAGCCTTATCCTTAATTTCGGGGACGTATGATTGGTCGTTATTAAATCCTGCTTGTGCCATTATTTCTCTCCTGAGATTAGTTTAGCAGACTTTTCTGCCTTCTGCAAATTATACGGCTTCATTATTATATTTTCAACCTCGAAGCGGTAATCATTATAGCCTCTATCAGAGGCGTAGTGGGCCATCTGTTCTATCTGAAGTTCGTTCCACTCATCATCCTCGGGCTTCAGTCTAACCGTCAAGCCTCTACTGGGGTCAGCCTCATACTTAGCCTCTATATCAATCGGGTCTGGAAGGACGCCCATAAAGCTTCCGATAATCCTGTCGGTTATTAATTGCACCCAGATGTGCCTATTGGCATCCTTATCCTCCCCGGAATAGTTGATTGTCCCGTCTATAGCTTTGTCTACGTAAGCTTCAACTATCTTCCTTAAATCCATCAGGCTCCTTTAGTTATATGGTCTGGCATACCCTTATTTTAGCAAATCCTTGTGAAAGCGGTCTAGGGTTTCTAGAGCAGTTATCTTGGGAACTACAGTCTCAGAGTATTTCCCGGTAGTAGAGTAGGTGAGCAGATAAACTCCAGCGAAGAATTTAACCTTCCGGGGAAGTATCTTAGCTACTTTACTGGCTATCTTGTCACTCATTAAAATTCTGCTCCCAGGTTTTCACTCCCAAATCTTGGAATCTCTGAAGTCTCATCCTTCACCCACCAGAACTCTAAAGGAGCCTCACTTAATAGGAATTTAGTAGCTAATTTGCCGACTTCAATCTCTACCTCTATGGCTTCGTCCGGTAACTTTTCCATTATCCTATCTTACCAGATTGTGTATACAAAGTCAAACCCAGGACTGGCGAAGAGAGAGACAAGAAGTATCCTGTTTAGCGTGTACGTGTGTTAGTCGTGCGCCTTGTTTGTCCCACCCCCACCCCCCGAACCCTTTTCGACAAATCGTCAAGCTTTCTGCTTAATAACTTATTAGAACATCTATTAGTAATAGGTACCACTATAAGGTGTTAGTAGTATACTACATCATATACTTGACAGCATGTCAATAAGCTCTTTGAAGCCTTTATATAATCCCGTGTTTTTGACATCCTTAACAGTAGTGGGTATAAAAACATATTATAACATGTTTTCTGTAGCTCACCCCTGTTACTGTGGATAAGTCTTAGTTTTGTGATTAATATCACATACACGGATTCTGCCTATGGTATGCTTATAGTAGTTCATTAATAATTAAGAAGGGATAAGTAAATGAAGCGGAATAAACTAACTACCAGAGTTCGGATAATCGGTACTGCTTGCCTGGTAAATTGTAGCAAGGATGCTGCTCGGGCTTACGTGTTTCTGAGCATTTAGTTACTAGCTGTTCGAGCCGATTTAACGGCTCCTACAGGTGGCAATTAAGTCACTATAAGATTAAGGAGTCGCTATGGACTATCACAATACCGGGCTTGAGTTCGCTAAGCACTTAGCACATTACTACAAAGTAACTAAGGTTGTTAGGGTTTAAGACAATCTTGGACAATCAAAATCAGCGGGGAAGTTGACAAGAAAGGATAAATGTTATGGAATATGAGAAGACTGGTCGATGGCTATCAAGGGATACAAGACAATATATCCTCTGGGTTGTCATCTGTGCGGTTATCTGGTCTGTAGTGTTCTGGGGTTAAGTTTACAGGGGTGTTAAAGAGGCTGGCATTGACTAGCCTCTTTTTTATTATCTAGTAGGTTTACTAGAACATAATTATTTCAAGCCATCAATTAACTGTTCTAGTGATACATTAGCCGTTAGATTTGCGCTTCTGTCAATTAGCATACCTTGCATCTTAGCTAAAAGCTCGTATGCCCTAAGTTTGTCAGAATCCCTAATAGATGTTATAGCAAGTTTTTGGATGCCCTGTACTATGTGGTCGGGTTGTAAGACCATCTTATTTACGTAATCGCCAATCCATTGATTAGCTATAGACTTACTAGCCAACTTTTTTGCGTAGCTGTCACTATACCCGGCTAATAGCCCTGACTGATAGATATTACCGAAGGTTTTTGACGTGGGGTCAAGATAGTGGAACATGAAAGTTTCCTGCTTAGGATTACTAACCCATTGATTTGGCTTAGTGTCAACTTTAGGTCTATCTAAGGGTTTTCTGCCAGCTTTTTTACTTACTGTCAATTCTGTTGCCATGTAATTAATTATCCCAGTTATTTGTTAGGATGTCAACTTTATGATAGCCAAACAATATAATCAATTTCTTTTCAAGTTTGTGATGAATATCACATACAAGCCATAAGCATTACTATATAATAACTTGTATCATCATTAATAGTGGTGATTATCCTTAACAATCAGGCGCAACAGGTTAAATCAATCAGGTCAACCGGGGTCAACGATATTAAAACATCAAAGCTCTGAAAAATCTAGTTGACAATGCCGTAAGCGTTTGATACAATGGATACAGTTCACTCAGCCACATCATCCAGCGAGTCACATATTTTTGACAGCGGAGAAGTTAACAAGGGTGTAACAGGGACGACAATCTGGCAAGGTAAAGCGTAGTATTCAAAAAGTACAGCTATTACAGGGATGTTCTTTAGGCTAGCTAATATTAGAGGAGCAGTTCTGCTACTCCTAATAACAGAGGTCTAAAGTGTTGAACTGTTAGGTCATCTTGATGACTGAAACTATTAGTCTACAGGTATAGGAGTAACTAACTTATATATCAGTAAGACGTAGCAATAGCCGAGGCTCAGACAGTACTTATTAGTCTTGATATTCTAAAGCTCTAGTTACGGCTTTAGGGGTAATATCGAACACACAGTGTTTGTCTTGTCCAGAGTACCTTAAAAATTAGGAGAAAGGATTATCCTCTAGTGGTCAATCTATACCTGCGTGTTAGGCTATCGAGTAGCTAGCTATTTTCACGTGGAAACATTACAGCGAAGAGCGATTGAGAGAGAGGTGCGTCCGGGCGGATATTGTCGGCTAGTGTTGGCAATATCCCACTCAAGGGATAGTACGGAGTTAATAGGGCAAGCTATAAGTGCGTCAAAAGGGGGCAAGATGTCAATAGAAGAATCAAGGGCAATTAGCGATATTTACTGCGAACTGGGTCTTGACAATGACACAGCTTTAACGTATCAAGTGGTCTAGGGGGTTTCACATGAAACAGCGCAAATTAGTATCGAAAGAAGTCAATCTCGATATAGTTCTGAGTGCGATAAAAAATAATCAGGTAGTGAGCTAATGGAGTGCGAACACAGCTTTAGTAGCTTTGATGGCTTCTGTCATCATTGTGGCCTTCATATATCTGGGGCTTAGTTTTCACGTGAAAGGCTTGCTCTGCTAACTCCGTGCTACCTAAACTGTCCATAACTAGGTAACAGCCTCATCTGGCAATGTCGTCATCTAGACATGGGGTTGTGGGCAGTTTAGGGGTATCAATCGTGACACCGGCGTTCTTAGCGTAGGATTCTCGTACAATCGAGGTGTGATGGTTATAAATATAACTGATTGATACTCTTTATGGCGTGATAACCGGCTAAAGAAGCCGACCTGTCCGTAAAACAGGTATCATTGTGATTCGCTAGGGGCAGTACCTAGTCACGCCACCAGTGAGCCGTCAGAAGGGTGTAACTCCCTAGCTGTCGGGGCAAAACAGGAACTCTTATGAAAGAACAGAGTATGTTCGGGGATTGAGGGGCTGGCGGCGAGCTGGTAGCCATAAACTTAAGGATAGGGGGAACAGATGTCGGAGATTAAGTTTAAGGCCACGAGGCGGAAGCATTCATCTGGCTGGAGAGAGATTGAGAAGTCTGGTGATTTGCAGTTTGACGGAGACAGAAATAGCCGAGATGGTATCTGGCTCTACCCTAAGAATGGCAAGCGGATATTTATAGACTGTGATAATGCCACAGGTGTTTTTCGGATAGTGTTTGACGATAAAGAGTTTGAGGTGCAGAGATGAAGATATTGACCAAAGTTGTAGTAGGTTCAAGATTACACGGCTTAGATAACCCTAATTCAGATTACGATTATAGGGGTATTCATATCCACCCGTTGAAAGAAGTGCTATCACCTTTTCGGAGGATTCAAAACACTAGCTGGATAGAGGGCGATGAAGATAACACCAGCTACGAGCTGGCCGACTTCTGTAAATTGGCGGTTCAAGGTAACGCCACTATTTTAGAGGTGTTCTTTAGCAATCAAATAACAGAGACAACGCCGATAGCCGATAAGATGAGGGCCAACTGGCAGAAGTTCATAGATACGGACAGGTTCGTTGAGGCTTCTAGGGGCTATGCCCATAACCAATATAACAAGATGAATCTGTTTGAGAGTCAAGGAGTCAAGGGGCAAGAGCGAACATCGAAGTTTGCGGTAGCCTATATCAGAGTCCTATGGCAAGCCTCTAAGTTTTTAGAGACAGGACAATTCCACTGTCAGATAGACGAGCCTGATATTAGAGAGTTCTTATTGATGATTAAGCCGTTGACTGTAGCAGAGATACAGAGACACATACCTAAACTGACAGAGATGTTTCAGATAATGCAGGGTCGTTTAACAGAGGCGTATGCCAAAGCCGATAAATTAAAACCAGATATAGACTGGATTGAGGAGTTCATCTATGAAGCCTATACATCTGATAACTGATACACACTTCGGACACGAGATGATGTCCTCTAAGTTCGGTATCAGACCGAAAGGGTTTGAGCAACAGATATTTGACAAGCTGGCAAGCTTACCAGAGGATAGCACTCTGATACATCTGGGTGACTTCTGTATCGGTACTGATGATTACTGGCACAGGGCTTTTACAGAGACAACACCACCTAGACGAAAGGTGTTAGTCAGAGGTAATCACGATAACAAGTCTGATAGCTGGTATTACGAGAGAGGTTGGGACTTCGTTTGTAGTTCGTTTATTGGTAAGTATTTTGGCAAGCGTGTTCTGTTTTCCCATATACCTAAAGACCACAGTCACTATCCGTATACCGAGATAAATATACACGGTCACACTCATGGAGACCTACACAGGGATGAGGAGATTAAGCCTTTCTACGACCACAGCTATCACATTGAGATAGCTTTAGAAAAGACCGGCTTATCGCCGGTGATGTTGAGTCAAAAGTTAATAGGGGGAGTAAGCCTATAAGGAAACCACAGTTCGGTTAGACAATATTAACTTTAAGGTGTCAATAGGGGGATAGATATGACATCTGCTACTAAAGAGGCGATAGAGTTCATTAAGGGGTGCGGTTTCACTCACATCAAGTTTGAACTTGAGGGTGATATTGGTAGAGACGGGGATAGACGGTGCGAAGAGTGCGAGGGGCATGGGAGCGTAGACTGTCACTGGTGCGAGGGCGAAGGCTTCAGCGAAAGCGATAATACCACCAGAATATCTGGAGACCCAGTTCTGACCGAGTGCAACCACTGCTCAGGAGAAGGAACAATGACTTGTGGCAACTGTGGAGGAGAGGGGACATCGGGTAGTTACTACGACGAAGAAACCTGTGATAGCTTTATGAAAAGCTATGTCCCGGTAGAAGTACGTCAGAGGTTGACACATGCCCACTTCTATGAGGATGGCTCTGTTGACTCAGAGTTTACCTGTACTTTCCCGGTAGATAACCTAGATGACTTTCACCACTGGGTTAAGGCGTTCAAGGCTTTAGCCGAGGAAGAATGCAACAGTTCTATAGATGTACACGGAGCAGGTATGCATATAACACTCCTGAGGGGTGGCGACTTTAACGCACAGACACTCCTACCTAGAGCCAAGCTGGCTAACTTTACCAGAGAGGTTTCTAAACTATTACCAGCATTGTTCTTTATCGCTAGTGCCGGTCATCAATCGAGAGGACTTGGCTACAGACAGCCTCAGATTAGTTCACGTGAAAAGTATTCGGCAATCTATACTCAAGGCGGAAGGTGTATAGAGTATAGGCTGTTTGAAACCTGCTACAATAGGCCGGATGCGGTGTACGAGTACATCCAGGCGATTGCTAAGACGCTAAAGTTCTATAAGGACGCTCGGCTGACCGTTAAGGAATTAGGCAAGAGATTCGGATTTAGTGATGGGAGTGGCTCTATAGCTAGATTTTACGATACGCCAGAACAGCTAAGGATACTTAATTCTACTATCAAGGAGATTAAGCCAAAGGACAAGAGCTTTAAGAAGCTTAAAGAGGATAGAGGGTTAAAATATACCATCAAAGAGTTGACCACAGATGAAAAAATCAGAATGTCCCGTCTACGCAGGGAGTGGGGGATGTATATAAATAATTGGCACAGTATAATGTGTCAACCTCTAACCAGAGAACAACAGAGAGAGTATGACTTTAACATCACAGAGTTCGGAAGAAGCCCGGATATGGCTCTTCTGCGAGCCAAGAATCTAGAGCCACTGGGTACGTTTGAAAATTTTGTGTCTAGAAACACCAGTCGTGAGATAAATAATATGGTAACAGTATAAGAAAGGACTTCACGTGAAAACAGCTATAGCCCCTATCAACCCGGATGAGATACTGTTAAGGACAGTCAAAAAGTCCCTACATCGGTTACTGGACAATGAAGTAGCCACCTTCAGTGATGATGACGATTATAGTATTGATTTTAGCGAATTGGCTTTTGCTGATGAACTGATTGAGATAGTGGCTAAACATACAGTTAAATTAATTCAACAGAAAGGAGATTAGCCTATGTGCGGAATTATATATTCCAAGGATTTTACGGGTAGACCTGTAAACAAGACTATTTTCAAGAGGTACAAAGCACAGAGGAGCCGGGGAATTGACGGCTTCGGCTTTTATGCCCCCCAGGAGAATAGACTGACCCACAATACTAGAGAGGGGCGGATTCTCAAACTACTGAAACGAAGTAAGGCGGATGAGATAATGTTCCATCACCGATTGCCGACCTCTACGCTTAACGTGAGGACGGGATGTCATCCCTATAGTACTAAAGACTTCTTCGAAAATAACTACGTGTTAATCCACAACGGAGTTATCTATAATGACGAAGAATTGCGCACTAAGCATAAAAAGTTTGGAGTTGAGTACGTGTCAGAACAGAGAGACGGCTCCTTCAATGACAGTGAGGCACTACTGTATGAGGTAGCCCTGTATCTTGAGGGATGGCAAAAGACTATAGAAGCTAAGGGGTCTATGGCCTTTATCGTAGCTAAGAAAGATAAGAGTGGTAAGCCGATGGGGGTCTACTTCGGTAGGAACTATGG